ATTCAAATCTATGAAAGCGGTTTGATCACTGTTGACGGTTCAGATGACGCTATTGGTGCTGTATTTGCTCGTACAGCGATTGGTCACGCAATGCGTGGTTCAGTTGAAATGAACGAGTTGTATCTTCCTAAAGAGCGTGCCACAGACGTGGTGCTCAAGGCCGTTGCTGGCGCTGCTATTTTACAGAACAGTCACGGTGTTAAGATCACTGGTGACGCGGCTCTGTAATCAAGGAGATATGAAATGGCTTTCATTAAATCAGGTACGACTGTAACAAGTTTCGCTGAGTATCAAGATGTCATTGACGCTGATCAACGACTGTTTGATGCTAATGAAGGCCTTACTGATGACATAGTTGAGCAACACTTGACAAGAGCCACAGAACGTATCTTATCAAAGTTACGTACAACAGCATGGTGGCAGGATTACTATGTAAAACGTAGTAGTGCTAACATCATGACTGTGGCTGATATTCCAGCGTTGAATCCATCAAAGATCAAAGATCGTTACAACGATTTTACTGAACTCTGTGTTGTTATGGCATTGGCAGATTACATTCTGCCTAATGTCGCTGATTTTTCCAACGAGGACTCAGCTGAACGACGCAAGATGGGTTACTACAAACAGAGAAGTGAACTGTTATTTGAAGAACTGGTCACAGCTGGAGATTGGTACGATTTTGATGGTTCAGGGGCTATAAGCCAAAGTGAACGTCAACCTGGTATCTATAACTTGAAGAGAGTGAGATGAGAACCGCCATTTACGATTACATCAAAGGTCTATCATTGGGTCAATTCAGACTCAGTGATGAGCGTCCCTTTGATGCATCAGGTCAGGCTTTATACTTAAAAAATATGAAGACTGTGTATGTGGACCAAGAGCAGATCACACATGAAACGCTTATTGCCACGTTAGATGGTGTTAACATCAACGCAGAAACTACATCAGTTCGTGTCTACTTTAGCACAGACGCAAAGCAATTACCCTCAACTTATTCATCATTGGTCTCGTCAATTAAGACTGCTAGAAATGCCACTGCTATTCAAGGTGTAAACCGTAGAGAAGTAGATGTCACTACCAGTTATGAAGAAGACAAAATGGTTACAGAGTTTGAGTTTAGATTTACAACAATTATATAAAAGGAGCCAACATGGCATATATTAATCCAGCACCAGGAACTGCTAACGCAGTGACTCTGACGCTAGATGTGGCATCAAGTGAAACTGATATCACTCAAGGCGTGGGAGCATTAGCAATTCCAGCACTTCAAAATATGACAATCAACGCAAGTAATGATGTCTTTACTTGGAGTCAATTAGACAGCACAGCGAAGAAACAAATTGCTACTACATCTACTAACAGTATCTCTATGAATCTTGTTGTTGACACAGCAACATTCTTTGGAACAGTTGTAGGTGCAAGCATCACTGGCACTATCGCTGAACAGGGCGTATTTGGTTGCAGTCGCAACAAGACACTGATCAATTTTATTATCCGTGTTGAAAATGCAGCAACTGACACGTTCATCAAAGGCGTAGGATACATCACTGGTCTAGCACCAACTGTATCTGCTGATGCTCCAGTATGGGTATCACCAATCACAATTACTGTTTCTGGTGAATACACTGTATCAGCAACCTAATAAGTTTTTAGGTACGTGAAATAGGGGCGTTTTGCCCCTATTTTCTTTTCAATCGTGTAAATACAATATGGAGATTAAAAGATATGAACATTATAGATTCAAAGAACGATAAAGAATTACTACAGAGTATCTTGGCAGAACTAGCCAAGGCCACAAATGAATTACGCTGTGCCAAAGATGACATTCAAAAGGCGCAGAGCAGATTAAGTTTCGTATTAGCAGTTGCTAATTCAATGATTAACAGACAAGGAGATTAAGAGATGGACATTAGTAAACTAGCCAAAAAACCCCAACTTGCAAGAGTAGAAATATCAGATGCAGATATCGTAGAAGCCTACGGCGATTCTATTGTATTCTGGATGATGGATGAAATAGACATTGCTACCTATTTTAACTTCTATAGACTGCAACAATCAGAAGATAGTAAACAATTAAATGATCTATTGAGAAGAATTATTCTCAATGAAGATGGTAAGCCTGCCTTGGCTGAAGATGAAGTTTTTCCTGTTAATATTACTCTAGCGGTGTTAGTGGCCATTAACAATTTTTTGGGAAAGTTGAATACCAAGCAAGAGGAAAAAACGACTGGTCAAGAACAGAGTTAATTAGTATAGGAAACATATCAAAGATGTATGGTCAATTACCCAGTTATGTACGAGATAATGCCACAATCTATGATATCATGGTCACCAATACTTTGCTTGCTTGGGAAAATGAACAATATGAAAAGGCCAATGGAAAGCAATCAGTACCTGAACTTTCACAAGATGAAATGTTAGCAATGATTAAATCAGTGAGAAACAAATGAGTAAAATAGTTACTAGACTAAAAGAAGTTGAAAAAAGATTAGATCAAAAACGTCTAGTAGATCATGCTCATAAGTTTTTTGTCAGTGTAACTCCTAAAGCTACAGGCAATGCTAGAAAGAAAACTACAAAAACTAATGACAGCATTGTTGCAGATTATGCCTATGCACAGAGATTAGAGCAAGGCTATAGTCGTCAAGCTCCACAAGGTATGAGCAAGCCTACTATAGAAGAAATAAGAAAACAAATTAAAGGATAAGTTATGGTCACCACCGTAGACAATTATAAAGTTAAAGTATCCGTTGAAGGCGGAGAAGGCATTAACAACCTTAAAAATGACATGGAAGGACTTGCTCAAGTAGGTGGTCCTCTAGGTGGTACTATTAATGGAATTATTAGCAGACTTGGTCCTCTAGGAATAGCAGCAGGAATAGCTGCCACAGCATTTGCAACATTGGGCGGAAGAGCAGCACAATTGGCTGGAGAACTCAGTGACATTGCAGGTGCCACAGGTATTGCTGCTGGTACATTAATGAACTTCCGTCAGAGTATAGTTGAAGCAGGTGGCAAGGCAGAAGACTTTGCACAAATAGCCTCAAGATTAAATCAAAGCATTCAAGAAGCTGCTGCAGGCAATGGCAAACTGCAAGAATCATTTAGATCACTAGGAGTATTTGTCACAGATGCTAATGGACAAATAAGACCCACAGAAGCCATACTTCGTGATATCATTGATCGCTTCCGTAGTGGTCAAATGTCAGCAGAACAATATGCCGCTGCCATTGATATTATGGGCAAGAACATCAATAAACTTGAATTAGCCAAATTACAGGCCATTGCTGATCCTATTAAAGATGAGCAGATTAGACAAATTGACAAGTATAATGAAGCTATTGATAAACTTGCTGAAACAACAGACAAGGTAAGACCCAAGGTACTCGTCTTGAAACTGAATTAAGTCTTGGCATAGCCAGTTTATTTCCAAGAGAAATGACTGAAGAAGAAAAACGCAGATTTAGAGAAACAGGCATTAGTCCAAGTGGTATCAAAACTGGTCCAGCAGCCTATGAAACACCACAAGCAAGAGCTGAAAATGCCAATGAAATACAGAGATTGCAAAATCGTACAAGACCTGGCGGAGGATTTGGTAATACCCCAGAAGATGTCATAGCAGCACAAAAAGCTAGCCAAAAGAGAATTGCTGACAGTCTATTAGAAATTCAACGTCAAAATCAATTACGTAGTAATGCTGAAAGATTATCAGCCATTCTACAATTTGCAGATGAAGAAGCTGCCATTGAAGAAAGACTACAGAGCCAAATCAAAGATATTCGTATCAATCAAGAAATTGAAACTAAAAAGACTCGTTTGGATGTATTTGAACAGGGTAAACTTACTGAAGCTCAAAAGACCAAAGAGTTTGCAGAAAAAGAAAAAGAAATAAGAGCCAAGGCTGAATTAGATATTGCCAAGGCACGTGCGCAGGCCATTGAACAGACAATGAGTCTTCAGAAACGTGTAGAAGAAACACGTCGTCAAGAATTAGAAAAGACTAGAAAAGAAGAACAACGTATTCAAGATATCATCACACAGAGCAAAGCCAGAGTTGCACAAGAAGAAGGTATCAATAATTTATTAAAAAGAAAAAATGAATTCTTAAGAGAGAATGCCACACAAACAGATCTAGAAATTAATCGCGCACAACAATTATTTGATTTAGAAGAAGCTAGATTAAAAACTCTGCGTGACATTGCTTTAATTAAAGATATTCCACCAGAAGAAAGATTAAAACGTGAACAAGAGATTAATGCTATCTATGAACAACGTCGTCAACAAACTATAGATCAACAACAATTTGATCGTAATTTACAACAAAATTTTGCAGCAGGATATGAAAAAGCCTACAAACAATATTTAGAAGACAGTCGTAATTATTTCCAACAAGCAGGAAGAGTATTTAGAACTGTCACACAAGGCATGGAAGACTCCATAGTTAACTTTGCTAAAACAGGCAAACTTGAATTCAAAAGTTTAATATCCAATGTATTAGAAACTATCCTACGCAGTCAAGTACAGAATCTTATTGCACAAATATTCAGCACAGGTTCTACGCTACAGAGCAGTGGTAATCTATTTGCTAAATTTTTAGGCATTCCTGGATTTGCCAATGGTGGTATAATTCCAACAAATGGTCCTGTTATGGTTGGTGAACGTGGTCCAGAGTTATTGTTAGGTGCTGCTGGTAGACAGGTAGTTCCCAACAACCAATTAGGTGGTAGCCAATATGTGACCTATAACATCAATGCTGTTGATGCATCAAGTTTTAAATCTTTGGTGGCTAGAGATCCAGCATTCATACATGCTGTGGCACAACAGGGTGCTCGTTCATTACCTACTAGGAGATAAAAGATATGAGTTTTCAATGGATCGTTGACAATGCTGAATCATTAAGCATTAATAGAAAAAAAGTAGTGGCCAGCACACAGAGCCGTGATGGCACTGTACGTGCTGTGAGTAGAGGTAATGCTGCCAAGAGATTTGAAGTCAAACTGCCAGATGGTATTTCTTGGACAGCTCTACGCACCAACATTGCCGCTGCAGAAGCACTGGATCGTTATCAGACTGCTACAATATCAATACCCTATGCTAAATTTCCTTGGTACTATGGTAATACACAACCTGGCAGTGATGAAAGTTATACTGTGATCTGCACACAGTTTCCAGAATGGATTATCTTTGCTCGTAATCAGGTAAGCTGGAGTGGATCATTTGTGTTTGTGGAGGTCACAGCATAATGGCCATTGATTTAAGTTCATATGATAGTATACAAACTGGCTTGTTTGTGCGTATAGAAGTAACCAGTTCTAACATTCTACGATTCAGTGATTATCGTGGAACAGTGACTATTGATGGTGAAAGTTATGTAGGTCTAGGTAAATTGCTGGGAGTAACTTCCACAGTTAGTGAACTCAAAGGCAGTACCAGCACAGTTACATTGACCATCAGCGGTATCCCTAATACCAGTATTAATGAAATCTTAACTAGTTCATTAAAAGGATCTCCTGTTAAGATATATCGCGTGGTGTTTAACCCTGTAAACAATGTTCAATTAGCCATTCCAGGCAACCCAGCAGGTAGATTTTTTGGCATAGTTAACAACTATACATTGGAAGAAGATTTTGACATTGAAAATCGCACCAGTACAAATACCATAAACATAGAATGTAACAGCGTTATGGAGTTTTTAGAAAATAAAATTTCAGGAAGAAAAACCAATCCAGAAAGCATGAAACTATTCTATCCCAATGATGTAAGTTTTGATCGTGTGCCTAATCTAGTAGGTGCCAATTTTAATTTTGGAGCACCGCAATGAGTTGGATTGATGACATTGTAAGTCTTGGCAGTTCAGCATTGAATTATCTTGGTGGCAACAGCATAGGCAGTGCTCTGGCTAGAACTGCTGTCACAGGACTAGTGCTTAACCAAGTAGCCAAAAGTTTAAACAAAGAAAATAAGGTACAGGACAAAGGTACCAGAGTTCAAGTAGAACCAAATCCAGATAATCGCATACCTATAGTCTATGGTGACGCTGTGCTAGGTGGTGCTATCACAGATGCAGTATTAACCAATGGCAATGGCACTATGTTTTTCTGTTTTACTATCTGTGAACGCACAGGCAATACTAACCTAGGTGCAGGTGCTGCCAGCGAATTTAAATTTAACAACATCTATTGGAATGACAACAGACTATTATTTCAAAGTGATGGTATAACAGCCAGTGGATTTGTTGACAAAGCCAATAACATTTGTACAGATATAGCAGGCAAAATTAAAGTCTATTGCTATGCTGGTAACAGCCAATCTCCTGTATGTCCTGTTGGTTATACTAATACAAATTTAGCAAATGCCACTAATATTATGCCAGGTTGGACATCAAATCATTCAATGAGTAATTTAATATTTGCCATTGTGCAGATGGACTACGATGCTGAAGCAGGTGTTACTAGTTTAGGTACTGTGAGATTTGACATTGAAAATTCTATGTCTCAGCCAGGTGATTGCTTGTATGACTATATGACCAATACTAGATATGGTGCTGGCATTGATCCAACGGAGATTTATTCATCATGAACAGTCTACAAGAATTAAACAATTTTGCAAATCAACCCACTGATTTTATTGATGCTAGACCAGCTGGTGTAAAATTTGACAGAGAATTTCCTCTGACTGCAGAAGATCAAATTATCACCATAAACACTACTACTGTTGTTCCTCAACCTGGTATTAATATTGTAGAAATTATCAATTATCAAACTGCCAATGTGCGATACCGTGTAAAAATAGTTACTGGTCAGGCTAATCCTTTAGTTGGATCTACAATAAGCTGGGCTACTTTACCTAGCCATATTACCCTAACAGTATCAGGTTCAGAATATACTCTGTCAGGAATTACCAGTGCTGGAGATTGGAATGCAGTAAAACTATTCACTTGGTCTTTGCCTTTTAACTATGCCAGTTATCCACTGTGGTACGTTACTGCTGAAATCATTTATTTTGATGAAACTTTAAATCAAGAAATAACAAGAGATTGGAATATCTATGATGATAGATTCTACTATGTAGCACAGTTAAATGGTACTGCATTGCTCAATAATACCTATGGTGTAAGTTATGCCATTGAAATTGATTTAGCAGCCAATGCCAGTACTTATTTTAATCCTGAAAATAAATTAAAGTTTGATGCTGCATTAACTTCTTCTGCTGCCATTAACTGTAACATTGCAGTCAATGGTATAGTGTTGTTGGCCTATGCAACAGTATCAGTACCACTGACATTGGCTAGTAAACCTGCCAGCAGTAATTTAACTGCTAGAGCAAGTATAAGTTGTACTATCACTACATCTGCAACTAATTTTATATCTAGAACCTACGAAAGTAATAATATTAATGCTATTTTTAATCTTAATACTCCTACTGTAGGTTCAACAAATCCTTTGTCAGATACTGTTTCTATAACACTATCTTCATCATTGGGTAAATGGGAATTTTCAGGCAATGAAAATACTACCAGCCCTCTTAATTCAATAACATTATCAGGTACTGTCAGTTATGTAAATGCCAATATCAGTAAAATATTGTTCTTTCCAAATCCAGGAACTACCAGTGCAGGAACTATATCTTGGGCACAGTCAGTAAATGGACAATTAGTGTTTACAGGTTCTATAGGAATATCAGGCGTTGCCACTGCCTATAGACCACAGATAGTTGACATTTACACACTTGGTTCTAATTCTTGGACTCCTGCATGGACTCATGTCAATTATGGAAATAAGATTGATCTTTTAATAGTCAGCGGTGGTGGTGCTGGTGGAAGAATAAGAGATCCATTTGGACCATTAGGTGTAAGTCTCAGCGGAGGTGGCGGAGCTGGTGGTATAAGAGTAGTCAATGATATATCTATAACAGCAGGACAACTTGCCACAGTATACATAGGAGCAGGTGGCATATGGGATGGTTTCCATTCAGTTCCCAGCACTGGTTGGAATGTTAACCAAGGTGAACAAAGTTATGTTACCATAAGCTCTCAAACTTACTCATCAGGCGGTGGTGAAGTTGGAGGAGATGGAGCAAATTCAACATCAGGTGCTGGCGGAAGATCAGGTATCAGTATTTCTGCAACTGGTGTTCAATCTAGAAATTTAGGTGGCGCACAAGGTGGCTATGCTGTTGCTGGAGGAGGCGGAGGTGGTGTTGGCTCCGCAGGCAGCGCAGGCGCACAAGCATCAAGTTTTACTGCTGTTGGCGGACGTGGCGGCAGTGGAACAAATGGAGCAAGTTTAGGTTGGAGATATCCAGGACAATTCTTTGCAGGCGGAGGTGGTTACACCACTTGGAAATTATAACTTTGGTGGAGGTGGTGGCGGTAGTCATACCAATTATAATACCACAGTCTTTCCTATTGGAAAACCAGGACGTGGCGGTCAAGGTTTTGTAAGAATTGTTGCACATACGTAAGGAATAAAAATGAGTAGCATATTAGATTCTAGTTGGCGCATCAGTGGTGTTATTGATACTGGATTATCAATAAAAGAAAACATTGATACATTGGCCACTGCATCAGGTTGTTGGGCAACGTTTGACATTGGTTCAGGCAAGTGGTCTGTGGTAATTAATCAACCTGGTAACAGCATAAAAAGTTTTAATGACAGCAATATCATTGGAGCCATAACAGTAAGCAGCACAGGCATCAATGAATTATACAATAGTGTTCAAGTTGATTTTCCACACAAGGATTTATTAGATCAAAAGGATACTATTGTCTACAGTATCAATCCATCAAGTAGATTCCCCAATGAACGAGACAACATCTTAAATTTTGAAATTAAGTGTGTCAATGAACCTGTGCAGATTGAAGCATTGGCCATAAGAGAATTAAAACAAAGTCGCATTGATAAGATTGTTAAATTCCGTACAGACTTTACCAGTTTAGGTTTAAAGGCAGGAGATATCATTGATGTCACTGCTTCAATGTATGGATTCTCTTCAAAGAAATTTAGAATTTTAAGCATAGGTGAAGAAGACGGCGATGACAATATATTGTCATTGGATATCACTGCATTTGAATATGATGAAGCCATTTATAATACTTCTGATGTATTGAGAAAATTAAGAGATTCAGTCTTTACTGAAAAGAACAGAGCAGAAATGCTTAAAGGGCTAAAAACTCCTGTGCCAAAACTAACAGATGGTTCAGGTGCAGCATTGCCCACAACGCTATGCGAAGGTAGTACATTATCTATAAAATTATCCACAGATTGTGATACCTGTTATTTTGATGTAAACAATGTTGAATTAGATTATACCATAACAGGTGTGCAGGCTGCTGATATTACACCATTTCCACTTACTGGCAAAATTAAATTTAATCAAACTTTAAGCATTCCAATTGTTGAAGACGTGTCTACTGAAACAGAAACATTGGTGTTTACAATTCCAGGTGCCACAGCTTCTATTGAAATCAAAGATAAGCTTCCATATTCTTACATAACAAATGCCAGCCCAACCAGTGTTACAGAAGGTAATTCTAGTACTGTAACACTTTCAACTATAGGTGTTGCCAATGGCACATCAATACCTTATACAATTACAGGACCAGGCGTGGGCAGAGTTACTACTGCTCTTACTGGTAATGTCACAGTTAACAGTGATCTAGCTACTCTGACAGTGGCCACAGCAAATGATTCAATTTATACAGGTAATCAAGATATCACTGTAACATTTAATCCATCTGTTACAGATCACTGCGGACAATTAGATAGAACTGCAATTATCAACATTGTTGACAATGATTCACCCCCTGCTGCAGATACTACCTGTTCCTATGTCAGTGTTCCTGTGGTATGGTGCGGATCATTTGATGGCACAGACAATCAATTAAAAGGTGTAACTGTGCTTAAGACTATGTTGTTTCCAAAACCACTTGCTGGTGAATCTACAATCACAGTTCCTAAAACTCTTACTGTAACCAAAGGCAATCCCAGTACCATTACAGTGGCAACCACAGAAACTATTGCTGCTGGAACTGCCAACATGGGTGGTCAGGCTGCACAGATTATTACCTCATTCAATTCTGTAATACCAAAAGGTTTGATTACAGGAACTACTGTAACAGTATATGGTTATGATGGATAATCAAAATTGTTGTAACAAAGGTTTGATTCAAACCATGGAAACTATAGAAATTAAGGATGCCAAAGAAGAAAAAACTCAATGGTACCTTAATAAAGAAGAGAATGCTGCCAAAAGATTCAATGTATGTGAACAATGTGATCAATTGACATCTATTGCTAGTATGTGTAAGCAATGCGGTTGCTTTATGAAAATTAAAACTAGAATATACGGTTCTAGTTGTCCATTACAAAAATGGTAAACTTATAAGTAAAATATCAAGGAGATAACAATGACTGCTTTTAGTAATTATTTAGAAAATAAAATTTTGGAACATACCTTAAAGGGTGCAACTAATCCATACACACCACCAACAACAATCTATATTGGATTGTTTACATCTAGTCTAGGTGAAACAGGTGGTGGTAATGAGATTTCAACTTCAGGTTCTGCATATGCACGTCAATCTGTTGCATTTGGTACTGTGACCAGTGGTAGCGTCAGCAATTCCAATACCATATTGTTTAGTACAGCAACATCAAACTGGGGTACAATTACACAGATTGGGTTGTTTGATGCTGCAACAGGTGGCAATTTACTGTACTACGGATCTGTGGTTACCAGCAAAACTGTAAGCATTGGTGATACATTCAGTATCAGTCCAGGTAACCTTACAATTACATTAGATTAATTTATTGGGCATTATAGGGGCATTTTAGCCTCTGCCCTATAAATACATTAACTTCATTGTGCCATAGTACAATGATTTTATCCCCTAGGAGCATATATGCCAGGTATTTTAAACTTCCAACAGTACATTGGAGGCCCAGACTCAGTTCAGGTTGAAAATGTATTTCCCGCTGACTATCAAACATTGGTCATTGATGAAATTGCCTTTAATCGTAATACCAACAAGCCTAACTTTGCCAATTCAACTGTGATAGGTTCATTTGCCAAAGTAGAAGTAAGTGGTGGATTAGCACCAGCAATCATCAGTGCTTCAGCAGGCACAGTCAAAGTCAATTTGCCCGCAAGTATGTACACTGGACCTATTGTGCCAGATGCACGTAAGAATGTACCAATCACTGTGTTTAGTCTT